CGCCAAATCCTATTTCCCCTGGTAGACCCCCCTTTCCTGTCTGGCCGAATATGTGCCTCTAGGGAACACCTGCAACCATAAACTGGGGGAGTACCCAAAATAGCCCATTTCAGAACGTTTGTTCGATGGCCCAAACACGCCAAACCAGGCTTACACGGAGTACCCGGTACCGATAACGGACATCTCGCATGAGCCGCATTCAGCCGGTTCGGAGCCGCCGATCGGGTGTCGTGATCGAGGGGGAGAGGCTGGGGGTCGAGGGTCGAGATCGGCCCCCCAGGTCGGTGGCTGCACCGTTTTTGGTGATTTGCTCACTTGGGCTCTTGCTTGGCCCTTGCTTGCGGCTTGCTTGCGCGGCTTCCGAAAGGCTTTCCAAAAGGCTTCGAAAGGCTTTCAAAGGCAGCATTGACAGCACCATTTTTGGTGCTAGAGTGACTCGTGTAATTAGCTACACCCAATAACCACACCAACTAGCAATCTGGAGAGACACACGTCATGACTATCGAACGAGCCCAGCCGAGGATCATCCCGGACGAGCCCAAGCCTGCGCCGCCGAGCCAGGGCGACGAACAGACCACCGCATACAAGCGATTGACGGTCCGCCTGCCCGTCGACGTCGACATGCAGTCGCTCTACGACCGCTTCGATCGCTATCTGGCCGGGTCGTCCCCGTACCGCCAGGAGCGCTTCAACCGTTCCATCGTGATCCCGACCGAGACCCACGCCAAGATGACCACCGAGGCCGAGGCGTGCGGGCTGACCCTGAACGGCTTCATCTCGCGGCTGCTGACGGATCCGGCGCTGGAGAACCAGCCCGAGCCCTTGATGAACGTGCTGGGTGACGACGATTTCGACGGCACGAGTGCGTGGCCCGCCACCAAGTTCCACGCCAACAAGCCCCCCGCCTCCGATTGGACACTCTCCGCCCAGCACGGTCCGATCACCGCTATCGCGCCAGGACCGCCGATCCGCACGGACCGGCTGCTGGTCGACATCGACCACCACCCGGTGACCTTCAAGACCAAGATCGAACTGACGCTGGAGCCCAACATGGTCCTCACCGTCATCGACACCGACTTGAGTCAAGACGGCAAGCACGTCGGCCAGGTCGGCTTCAGCCGAGTCGGTGACTACTGGGTCACGCTGCTGGGGAACTGGCACAAGCTCCCCGATGGATTCGAAGCCCACTTCACGGCCGCGGGTCAGCGCGAATTGCGCTGCGACCGCAAGCTGACCATCCGCTACATCCAATACGCGGACGGCTCGTGGTCGGACGGCAAACTCATGAAGTAGGGTTGACGATCAGCGCTCGATCCTTTAGAGTGCCCGCTACCGACTCCAATCGGTAGGTAGCTCTGAACGGAACAGGGCCAGAAAGAGCTAGAAGGCCGGGACGTTCTCCAGCGTCCCGGCCTTCACCGTTTCCGGGCCAGTGCGCGGAGGCTGCTGGGGTGTTGACACCGAGTATGTTGACACGGAGTCCTGACCGCTGTATGGTGTCTCTCCCCTGCCCGTTCAGGTCTGAGACTGGAGTCCCCACATGCCGAATCCCCCCGACGAAAAGACAGCCGCCATGGTCCGTGAGGCGGCGTCGTTGATGGGCAAATTGTTCATCAGCCGACGCGACCGCAAAGCCGTGTACCGCCCCGACCACAAAGGCAAGTGGCACTGGACAGCCGTCGAGTCCAAGTACACGATGGATGACTTCGTGCAACACCTGACCGGCGAGCAATGTCTCGGCACCTATCTGCTGGGCGACGACAGCACCGTCAAGTTCATGGCGTTCGACATCGACCTCAACAAGAAAGCCTCCTACTGGCCGATGACCGACGAAGATGTGGTCTCGCTGGACAAAGCCGAGGGTGATCTTGAAGCGGCGCTGCACATCACGAGCGATCCGGCCCACCGCTGGGCGCGCATCGTAGTATCCGACGCCGTGCATCTGATCCACAACGCCATCGCTGACTGGCATCTCAAGACCCTGACGATGGTGACTGGCGGCGGAGCCCACGTCATGGTGCTGTTCGATGAGCCGGTCCCCGCCGTCGAGGCGCGCACCGCTGGGATCTCCATCGTCACCGACATGGAGAGCGCCAAGCGGCTCAACGACAACTTCTACAGCTTCGGTGGCATCGGTGACGAGGCGACCATCGAGATCTTCCCCAAACAGGACGCTCTCGACGGCAAGAAATTCGGCAATCTCATCAGACTTCCCTTCGGATGGCATCACGAGGCAGCCCTCCGTACTTACGCAGTAGATCCGGCGACTCTGGGCCAATGGAAGTGGGACAAGATCCCCTCCCTGCCGACCTTGCGAGCGCTGGCAGGAGGATGACCAGTGGCAGATGGCCAGCAACCCGATATTGAAGCGCTGCTGACAGCGCTCTATGGAGAAGGAGAATCAGATGAGAAGGTCGAGCACAGGGCACGGGTACTCCCAGACGGGACTCTCAACTCCTTTCAACTCGCAGCACTCAAGGGCCGTGTCGATCGCGAGGCGAGCGAACGTGCATCGGCGGGGCCGGATGAACTGGTTCACGGTGCTGCTCCGCTCCCGCAGGTAGCGCCCGAACTTCAAGGCGACATCCCCGAGCCCATTGAGGGCTACGAGGATCGCATCGACGTGGTGGCGGCGATCAAGTCGACGCATGGGATCGTCGCCGCCGTGCAGCGCTGGGGCAAACCTCAGCCCAGCCTCAAGATCGGCTCCAAGACCGATGGTATTCATGTCCGTTGCCCGTTCCCGGCGCACGTCGACAACGATCCGTCCGCCTGGATCAACACCAGCAAGGACACTTGGTTCTGCGGTGGATGTCAGGTCGGCGGCGATCAGATCGACTTCTACGCCGCCGCCAAGTGGGGTCTGAATCCGTCGACGTGGCACGGTGACAAGGAGCTTTTTCGCCAGATTTTGATCGAACTGGCCGAGAATCTTGGGATCGATACCGAGCCGCCCTCCGAGCCGCCGCCGCTTATGCCGATAGAGCCTCCCGAACCCGAACCGGACGACGACCCTGACGCCGCCATGCCGTGGATCGAGCCCGAGATACCGCCCGCTGAAGACAATGTTGCGCCGACCGCACCTGCACCATCCATTGAAGCGCTGGATCCTGATGCTGATTGGGATCCGCTGGACAAGATGTATGACCCGCTGGATGATCCGCGGTTGCCTGAGTACGACTGGCGCGATCTGAATCTCCCCGAAGGCACGTTCCTGCACGACTGGATGGTTGGCAATACCGCGGATCTCCCCGACGTTCTTCCGGAGTTCTTCATCATGCTTGGATTCCAGGCGTTGGGATTGGCGTGCGGCCACCACATGCAGACCGTGACGGGCGCAGGCATCCTGAACACGTCGCTGATGTTGTGCCTCGTCGGACCGTCTGGCGCTGGCAAATCCAAGGCGTTGAAGCGATTGACGGACTTGTTCGATGAGCACGCTGGTTCTGAATGGGATCCGAACCTGGGGACTGGGATCAAGGTCTTCACGACGCCGGGATCGCCGGAGGCGATGCTGAAGACGCTGTACCACGACGTGGAGGATCCCATGGATCCTCTCAAGCGTATCGAAGTACCCGTTACGGCCCTGCTGAAGGAAGACGAATTCGCTACGTTCGTCGCCAAGGCGGGCCGCAAGGGAGGCGAACACCTGAAGCAGCGAGTGATGGGATTCCACGATTTCGTCAAGACACGCGATCGTCCCGAGATCGTCTTCCACGACTCATCGTTGATGAACGGCGAGCGGTCTGTCCACGACACGTTCTTCTCTGCGACGTTCCTGACGCAGAATGGCGTGATTCGCAAACAGATCGAAGAGAACGACATGTTCTCCGGCTTCATGAACCGCATCATCCCGGTATTCGGGCGGCGGCGCTACAAGGAGGATCCCAGGTGGGTGTGGAATACCGGCACCCCCTCGTACGTCCCCGCCTGGCAGAACACTTGGGACCGATTGCGTCGTCAGCCGGTGATGACTCGGATTCCGATCGAGCCCGCAGCCAAGGAGTTCCTGTGGAAGGACCGGATTTGGAATGCCTTCAACGATTACGGCGACCGCGATGACTTGTCCATCTTGTCCCGACTGAAGCACAACACTCACCGGATTGCGTTCCTGCTGGCGGTCAATGATCTGTCGCCCTCCGTGCAGACCAAGCACTATGAGCGCGCCCTGCACTTCATGGACGATTACGTCCGACGCTGCTATGCCACCTTCGTCAATGCTGCCCGGTCCACCGAATCCAAGGATCTTCGACAGCGAATCCTGGAGTGGGTTGCCGAGTATTACCAACAAACAGGCGAGTGGCCGGAACGTCGTCATCTCAGTCAGAAGTCTTTCTGGCGCGGCGCTCCCGATAGTCGTCAGCAGACGCTGGATCAGTTGATCAGGGACCAGGAACTGGTCCAGGTCAGGCTCAGAACTCACGCCAAGAGTGTGGTCCAGATATTGATCGCCACCGAGGGCCACTGGGCCAATTACTCAACCATGAATGACAAGATATATGAGAAGGATGTGTTCTATGCAAACGCAAAGCGAGCTTGAAACCGAATGGCGGGAGGAATTCCATTTGGTGCCGAACGCCAAGGAGGAATTGTTCGCCTGGGTTCTTGAGTTCTACGAACGAGAGGGCTATTGGCCCTACCACCGAGAACTTCGCCGTTCGCCCTTCTGGGAATACAACCCCCTACTGAAGGAACGGGCGCTCAACGACCTGCTGCGCGAACGTCGTCTCGTGGCGGTCGACTTGAAGTTGGATCACGACCTCACCGCCATCATCTTCATTGCCCCCGAGGGAGCCGAAGAGTGCTGGCGTCCCTTTGCCCACGTCTCAAGGATACTCAAGCGGATGTGGTTCTACGATGATCACGATGGCTGGGACGACGGCGAGGGCACTGTCACTGATCGGATCCTGGGCAGGAAATGGAGGTACGGACGATGAAGACGATGATGGACAAGAGCGTCGAGTTCGACGCCAGGCGGCTGCTGTGCGGGATTCAGCACTTCCATCGCCGTACGGGTGATTGGCCGGTCGGCGGCAACGTCAACGATATGAGCGCATACAAGAGGGCGGGCGACAAGGCGTCGGCGGTTCGCCTCTTGTTGGAGAATGGCTGGCTCAAGATCACCGAGGAATCCGCCACCGGCCACAGGGTCAAGCGCCGCTACATCGTCACCGAAGTAGGGCGCGCCGCATTGGCACCACCCGCTCCGCGGCCGCGTATTTTTCCTGACGGATTGGTGGCGTTCCCCGAGGATGAGATCGAGTACGCCATCTACTCTTTTCATGTTGACTTCTTTGGGCGAAAGGGTCGTTGGCCCAACGGCATGGAGCGTGCAGTCTGCTTCACGGGTGAACGTCTGCGGAAAGTGTCGAGCGAACGTCGACGTCGCGCCTACGAGAACCTGATTGATGAGGGCCGGTTGGTCAAGGTCTTTTTCTGGCGCTGGAAGGGCGACTCCGACTGCTACATCGAGCCGACCTACTCGCCGGAGTACGCCGACAAGCACGGCGAGATCTACTATGCCCCAGACCTCTCGGCCTGACAGCCTTTCGGTTTGGGGACCGGAACGATCCTGGTGGGTCTTCAATCCGGGGCCGCGCCTCGACATCTGTCTGAGCGAGGGCGTCTTCGACTTCGTATTCCATCAGAAGACGTTCCAGTTCAAGCCCAACATGGCGATCTCGCCACAGAGGCACCTGACCCTGTTGGGCGATGGCTTTCCGTGGCGCGCCATGCTGATCGACTACCACGAGTCGCTGGCGCTGCTCTACACGCACGAGCGCGGCTGGGGTGCGCCCGCGGGCGTGTTCCCGATGTGGTCCGCCAACAACCCCACGAGTTCGCTGATCAAGATTCTCGACACCTACCCGGATCCCGGCGAGGAAGTGGGCTGGTTCACCGGAGCCAAGGGTCCGTCACATGCCGTCGAGGGTCAGGAGCAGATGGTGGTCATTTGCAATTTCCCCAAGAACCCCACCGCCTGGGAAGGCCTGTTCCGCGACCTGATCGAAGTCAAACGGAACTACCCGCACTACACCTTCCACCTGAACGGACAGAAGAGCATTCCGCGCACGCTGGCGACCGGCGTCGACAGCTTCGATCATCCCGTCACGATCGACTGGATCGGGGAGCAGCCGCGTCTGCTGCTGGCCAACGGCAGTCTCCTTGACCACAAGACGTACCAGAAGCAGGGCGAGGAATATCGCAAGTGGGCCCGCCTGGTCGGCATCGACGTCGGCCAGATCTTCAATCAGCCTGATCGGGTTCGCAAGTCCCGCAAGATGTATACCTTCAACCTGCGCTCCCTCAAGTGGTCGTTCGCCAACTACGACCGTGTGTGGTCGATGCGCGTGGTCGATGAGACCGACGTGAATACCGATGAGCCGGACATGACTTGGATCCCCGTGGATCTGCGGTACCGGCCTCGATCAAAGGTGACTACCGACAAGTGGGTGTGCGACCTATGCTCAATCTCGGACCGATGTCCCTTCTACAGACCAGGAGCGATTTGCGCCGTGGACGACACCGAAGCAGCCGAACTGTCAGCCAAATTCAAGACCCGCAGCAGCCGCGACATCGTTGACGCACTCGGCTCCCTTCTGGCGGCGCAGACGAACCGCGCCGGTCGGGCAATGGCGGCGGAGGCGCAGCACAACGAGGATCACCCGGACGAGCAGAAGTTCTCTCCCGAAGTGACTCGGATGTTGGCCTCCACCTTCGACCAGGGTGTGACGCTGGCTCGCCTGGTCGACCCCAACGTAGGCGTCCCGAACGCTCGCGGCCGCGGGGGCAAGGCGAACGTCATTGATGTCACCGCATCATCCGTGGGTGACATGGATCCGCAGCAACTTGCGGCTGGATTCATGGCGGAATTGGAGGCTGGTGGCCAAGACATCAGCAGCATGACGCCCAGTGAGGCGCAGGAGTTCCTGGCAAGGTTGATCCCATCGGGTACGATGCCTCCGCATGTCGATGACGACCACCCAGGCGCAGAACGTAGTGAGCGAGATCCTGTGGTTGAAGCAGCACCCTCATTTCGAGCAGCGCCCCGCCTCGATCCTTGAGTTCCTCGGCCCCAAGTATCTGAATCTGGGCGACACGACTCGCCAGGCGGTCAAGGAAGTACTGGTCGACATCTTCGGCGGCGACGTCAACCCCGAGCGAATCGCTCTGTTCCAAGAGGCGATTTTCACTGGCGCAATCGGTATCGGCAAGACCACGCTGGGTTCGGTGGTCATCCCGTACATGGCGCACTGGACGCTCTGCCTGAGGGACCCGCAGAGCTTCTACGGCCTCATGGCTGGCTCCCGCATCGCCTTCATGTTGATGTCGACGTCGCGGCTCCAGGCCAAGAACGTTGTGTTCTCCGACATCAAGGCTCGTATCGACTACTCGCCGTGGTTCCAGAAGAACTATCCGTACGACCCGGCCATCACGTCGCTGTTCAAGTTCCCCAAGGACGTCTGGATCATCCCCGGCGACTCGTCCGAGAAGACCTTTGAGGGCTTCAACATCCTCGGTGGAATCGTGGACGAGATCGACTCCCACAAGGTCACCAAGGACAAGAGCTACGTCGAGGTCGGCTACGACACGATCAAGGGCCGCGTCGAGTCCCGCTTCGGTGACAACGGCTTCATCCTGCTGATCGGGCAGATGAAGTCCAGCACGGGGTTCGCCGCCACGATGTACAAGCGGTACTCGGCCAGCCCAACGTCGTACGCCGCCCGCATGGCGATCTGGGAGAGCTTCGGGTGGGAGAAGTTCACGGACCTGATGGGCAACCGTCAGAGCTTCTGGTTCGACTGTGACCGCATGGCCATCACGACCAAGGCACTGGCCGAGCTTCAGGGATACCCGGATCACATCATCGAGATTCCCAAGACCTATCACGACCACTTCCTGCACGCTCCGTTCAAGGCATTGCGCGACCTCGCTGGCCGTCCGGCAGCGGTGGCGAGCCCGCTGTTCAACGACCCCAACAAGGTCCACGAGGCCCGCAAGAACTGGCTCTGGCGGTTCAACGTCTCGGAGGGGCCAGTCAACAACAAGAACCAGATTGCGGATTGGTTCAAGGCGGGCAACAGCGTCAAGCGCGTGGTCCATGTCGACATCGCCTACTCGGGTGAGGGTGACGCACTCGGTCTGGCGATGGGCCACGTCCCCGAAGTGATCGACATCGACGGCGAGTTGAAGCCCTTCATCTGCATCGACCTGATCATGCGATTCAAGGCGGCTCCGGGTACCGAGATCTTCCTGGGTGACATTCGCCGGATCATCTATGACTTGAAGGAGAAGCGCGGATTCAACATCGTCACCCTGACGACAGACGGTTTCGAGAGCACCGACTTCCGCCAGCAGGTGGAGCGCAAGCGGATCCACACCGATCAGGTGTCGACGGACAAGACCACGCTGCCGTACTACGACCTGTATGACGCGGTGAGCGAGGATCGCATTGCGGTGCCGCCGTATCTGATCGGGTTGAACTGGACCGACCCTGAACCGGTCGACATCTTCTACCGTGAGATCTCGCAGTTGGTGGAAGAGAACAACAAGATCGACCACCCGCCCGAGGGGTCCAAGGACGTGACTGATGCGGTGGCTTGCGTGGTCTCCACGCTGATGGGCTCCAAGAAGTACAAGCGATCTGCCGGTTCCGGCACATCCAATGCAGAAGCAGCGCCCCACACACCTGATAGAACTAGCCCCCAGGGCCAGATGATGAACCACCATGCCGTACGCAATATGCAGATGCCGCGAGCGCCGCAGGCCGGAGGCATCATGCCCGCACCCTGGAGGCCACCCCGATGACTGAGCCGCAGATGTTCCGCAAGGCGGACCCCCCGGCGCTGGGGCACGCATTCGAAGGCGCACGGCCGGAGTGGTATCTCGGCCCGATGACCGGCGCTCAGTCGCCGGTTCTGATGTTCGACTTGTCGCGACTGACGTGGGTGGACTACGCCGAGATGCGCTGGCATCCGCAGGTCAACGCTTCGCTGTCGCTCATGACGTTCATGCTCCACCAGTTGGACTGGCACATCGAGTGCGAAGACAAGAAGATCGCCGCCGTCGTGGAAGAGAACATGCGGTTGATCTGGACGCAGCTTGTGCGCGGGCTCTCGACCGCCTACTGGGCGGGGTGCGCGCCGCTCGTTCTGGAGTGGGAGAACACCAAGGACGACAAGATTTTCGTCTCCAAGGTGAAGGATCTGCATCCCGGCGAGGCGTCCGTCCACTGGAAGGAAGTCAAGTCTTCCTACCGTCCGCCGCCCGAGTACGCCAAGAAGATCAAGCCGAAGGTCCGCGTCTACGACGGGATCGACAAGTTGGGCCTGGATTACCCGATCCCTCCGGAGCACACCCTGTGGTATCCGGTGCTGCGCGAGCAGGGCGACATGACCGGCCGCAAGCTGCTGAAGTCGGCGTTCGCCCCATGGTTCTTCTCGCACCTGATCCACCTGTACTCCAACCGGTACTTTGAGCGGTTCGGTGAGCCGGTGCCGATCGGTCGCTACCCCGCTGGCGAAGAGTTCACTGTTCCCGGCGTGAACGGTGAAGACGACAAGCGGATGACTTCCAAGCAGGTCATCGTTGACGCCATGCTGGGTCATCGCTCGGGTGTGAGTGTGGTTCTGCCCAGTGACCGCGACGAATCCGCCTCCGGCTCTCGGGAGTACGAGTACGACATCGAGTATCTGGAATCCCAGATGCGTGGTGCCGACTTTGAGCGGTACATGGAACGTCTGGACGAAGAGATCTCCCTTGCCATCTTCACGCCGCTGCTGCTGATGCGCTCCGGCGAGCGCGGCAGTCTGAACCTCGGCGTCCAGCACACCAAGACCTGGCTGTGGGCGCTCAACGCTCTGGGTCACGACTTGAAGGAATACATCGACCCGTATCTGGTGGAGCGAATCAAGGCGTTCAACTCATCTCCCAACGCTCCACGGTGCGAGTGGGTCCCGCGGCCTCTCGGCAAGGACAACGACGAGACGATCCGCGCCCTGGCCGTAGCACTGACCACTCAGGGGTACGCCAAGCCCAGCATCGAAGAGATGGGCACGGTCATGGGTCTCAAGATGGAAGAGATCACCCAACTCAATCCACTTCAGAAGTTGCAGAAGCAACAGAAGGAAGCGTCCGCGAATGGACAAGACCAACGAGATCGTTCCGGCCGTCCAGATCGAGGGAGCCTCGCGGCGGACGGGCCATCGAACACAGTCGGGGGTTCGACCCCGAGAACAGTCAGTCGATGAATTTCTTGAGGCACCACAACGCCTCACCTGTACCTGCTCGCGGGAGCCGCTGCTGGCGCGAGTCGGGATCCTGGACGGATCGCCATTTTTGCAGATCAAGGCATCCAAGAGCGGCAAGCCCCTGGTCGAGATCACTGTCACTGAGGGCACAGTGGTGATTCGCTGCCGAGAATGCTTGCGATATCATCGCATCAAGGTCAACAGCGTCTTGCGGGACGATCACTCAATGATGGACCTGCGCTAGCCCCGCAAGGCTAGAGTGCAACCCGTCGAAAGGATCAATACATGCCTGGTGAAGCAACAACCTTCGGTGCTGGCAAGGCGCTTGACGCCATCAGTGGCCGCGCCACCCAAACCGCCCGCAACACGTATGTGGCGCTCTTGACCGCCTCTGCGACCGACGCCGACACGATCGCCTCCCTGGTCGAAGTCACGACCGCTGGCTACGCACGTCAGCTTGTCGCCTGGAGCGCTCCGTCCGGCGACCCCGCGGTGTCTTCGAACACGGGCGCGCTGACGTTCGGTCCGTTCACGGCAGACCCGCCCAACGTCACACACTTGGCGCTTGTGAGTGCGGCGTCCGGTACGACTGGCGACCTACTCTACCGCTGGACGGCGGACACGGCGCGAGACGGCATCGCCAACGACTCCATCACGATCGCCATCGGCGCTCTCTCGATGTCGCTCGACTGAGCGACCTACCTGAAGGGGGTCGCTCATGAGCATTCGTCTCTACTTGCTCCCTTTGGAGCGCTCAGGAAATCTTCGCTGGCCCAAGTACATGCACTGGGACCGCGTGCCGGATCACACGAACGACGTGGGCGAGACGGCGTGGTCGATCCTCAACTACGGGCAGGCCGACTGGTGCATCGCTGCCGTCGAGGCGACGGATCCGGTACACGCCGTGCTCGCCGCCAAGGCTGACGTGATCGCTACCCCCGCCGACCTGGACACGGGCGTGACCAACCAACGCCGGGATGCGGTGCGCTCCTTCATGGAAGAGATGGGAATGCCTGGCAACTGGGTGGCGGCGACCACCCCTTGGCGCGAAGTGATCCGAACCATTTCCGGAATGGCCCTCCTGGGGAAGCGATATGACGGAATCAAGGCGGGCACTGATCCGGGGGCACCGTCGCTGGGTTCGATGGTCCGCGGCAACCTCAACACGCAGTGGCGCAGTATCCCACAAGGTGTGCGGGATACTGTGATGGAGGCCGGTCAATCCATGAACATGGCCCTTCCTGAGATCTCCGACACCGACACGGTGCGGAACATCCTCAAGCAGATGGCTGACGTCTGGGGCGGTATGCCCGTGTCCCTCGGACTGGAAGAGTACAACGGCGGAACAAGCTTCGCGGTGTAGCCATGGTGATGTACACCGCGAATGACACCTTCTCCGGTGGTTCTGCGGGGACCGATCTCAATGTCTACAGCACCAACTGGGCGCAATCGGGGGCTGGCTCAGCGGGCCTGGAGATTGACGGTGCTGGCAACGCCCGCATAACCACAAGCGCCGTCGAGAACGCCTCTCGTTGGGTGGGACGTCAGTTCTTCAGTAACCATTCTTCTGAGGCGATCGTCAACGTCGCATCCGACAGTCGCTACGGCGCTGCCTGCCGGATGCAGACCACGGCGGGCAACTACTACGGCGTCTATGCCACCAACTCGACCATCGAGATCCACGAAGTGGTCAGTGGGACCGTGACGCTTCTGGGTTCAGCGATCTCGCCAGGTTGGACGGCCGGGACCGATCACACTCTGAAGATTTCGTGTCATACGTCGGACTTGTTGATTGAGTACGACTCGTCTTCGACCACTCGGAATGACACCAGCTTCGCATCCGGTCAGCCTGGCGTGTGTGGCACGGCTACAACTGCACCGGGCGCAGGGCTGATTCGCTCCTGGGCGGGCAGCGATGTCAAGGGGCAACTCGGCTTCCGGACATTCAACGGAACTTCCGACAAGATCACTACGTCGCTCGGCGGCGACGATTCGACCGCGCTCGATTCCTTCACCTGGGTGGCCGTACTGTTCCCGACGTCCATTACCGGCGATCGCGCCATCTTGAGTCAGAACACAAGCTCCGGGGTCAATGGTTTCTGGTACCTCTCTGCTGGCGTTCAGACTATCGAGATAGGCGGCATCCCTACGGCGGGTCCAGCCAGTACCAACGCCGCCACTGACGGTCATTCTCTTTATGCGGTGACCAAAGCGTCGGGGACCGTAGCTCCCCGATTCCACAAGCTGCGCGGGTTCGACCGCACTGTGTCCCATGGGGACAGTGCCTTCACCGTCCCCAATGGCTCCACTCCGGGAGCAGGCGGAAGCTACACAATCGGTGCCACCGGAGCGGGCACAGATTTCTTCGCCGGTCAGATCTCCATGGTCGGCGTCTTCAACGGTGTGCTCACCGACACCCAGATCGAGGATCTGTGGCTGAGTGCCAACGCCTGGAAGGATCATCCAAGCGCTCGTCACGTTTGGCGGATCGAGGATCCGACCATCACTGACCTTGATGGCACGGCCAACGCAACCTCCGTTACAGGTACAGGCATAGCGCTGGGTACGGGCCTTCAGAGTCTTGACGGAACCGACCCGATCCGGGCTTCGACGGGCGGCGAGATCGGAACCAGCATGGGCAGCAACAATGCCCAGACCTTGGCGTCCACTCCTCGCGTGGGTGACCTGTATATCGCCGTCGCTTCTTCCGACTTGAACTCCACCGCGGGGACCATCACGGCCTCAACGGGATGGACCGAGCTTTACACCGTCGTGCAGGGGACCAACATCGTTCGGCAGTCGGTCTTCGCCAGGATCATGGACGGCGGAGCCAACGACGTCTTGTCGCTTACTGGCCCCGCGCAGGACTACACCGTTCACAACTATCGCTTCATCAACCACGGCTGTGCCACCACGGCAGATATCAGCACTTGGATCGCAACGACCGGTTCGGGTGGCGCACCGAACCCTCCCGCCGCCACCGGTCCGGTAGCGAAGAACTGGCTGGCTCTTGGCATAGTCGGCATTGACGCCACGACGACCACGACTGTTGGGTCGCCTGCTGCGCCGTTCGCCCTGATCGACTCCAGGGTCAGCGCTTCTTCTACGTCTTCGGTTGCATCTGGTGTGAGCCAGAAGTTGCTTCCTCCTTGGCTGGATGGCATCGACCCTGGGGTGTGGACCAGCTCCAGCAGGCCGTGGGTCGCCAACACGATCCTGATCCCGCCGAAGGTCGTTATCTCCGGGTCCAACCTGGCGATTACGGCAGCGGGCACTGGAGTCTCGACCGGATCCGCCGCGATCAACAAGGTCTCCAACCTCCCGATCACAGCCTCCGGCACTGGCGTCTCGACTGGCTCCGCTGCCATCGGACTCACGGTCGCTCCGCTGTCGATCACGGCCTCCGGAACCGGCCAGACGTATGGTGCGGCGGCTTTGTCAATGAGTCTTGTCGCCACCGGTACTGGTGGTTCGACTGAAGGGGCCAGGACTCCGCCGTACTTCGTCGCCGCGGGGACTTCTTCTGCTGCGGCTTCGGGTGACATCACAGTGCCGATTCCGGCTGGGACGCAGGCGGGCGACATCGCCGTACTGCTGGTGTCGCAGACCGACAACGTGGATTCGACGGTGACGGCCGGGTGGGAGATCGGCTCGTCCACCACTTCTGGCCCGAACCATCGCGGCCTGTGGGCCTGGAAGCGCCTTGTAGGCGGTGACTCCAACCCGACCGTCACCCACACTGGTGGCGATTCGATCATCGGCCAGATCTCCGTGTATCGGGATGCGATCGCCAACGGCAACCCCTTCGGTGACGCGACTTCCGGTGCCCGCGCTGCCGTCACGTCGATCATCGCCAACTCGATCTCACCCACTGTCGACGGCGCTCTGGTCCTGTTCATGGTGACATCGCGCGCCGCTTCGACCTTCTCCAACTGGTCCGGCACGGATCCGGTGTTCGTGGAGAGGATTGATTCCTCCACGACACTCGGCCTTGACGCTGCGATCGGCCTGGCGTCCGGCAACGTGAGCGTGGCTGGGTCGATGGGGACTCGCACCGTTGATCAGTCGATCGCTGCGGGCTGCGTTGCATTCATGTCTTCGTTGGTGCCGGGAATCATCGTGGTCCCCTCCACGGCTGGCTCCGCTGCACTCACTGCCAACCTGACCCTCAGTGCTTCGGGTACTGGAGCGACGGCGGGCACGGCGACTCTTACAAGAGAGCACCCGGTCACCGCAAGCGGTACCGGTCAGACTTCTGGCGCTGCCGACATTCGTCGTCGTATGCCCGTCACGGCATCGGGCTCTGGTCTCTCGCAGGGCTCTGCGGCTCTGACGGCTCGCTTCTCGATCTCCGCGGGTGGCACGGGAATCTTCGATGGAACCGCCCTCATTGGTGGCGGCGCAGCCATCTCTGCGTCGGGCTCCGGCGTCTTCACGGGCTCCGCCGCAATAGGGATCTTCACTGGCCCGATCCAGTACGCCATCACCGGTACCGGCACCGGACAAACCGGTGGCTCGGCAGCACTGAAGTCGACTCTTGTCGCCAGTGCCAGCGGTACCGGCCTCAGCGGCGGTTCAGCAGCGATTGCCCGCACGCTGCCGATCAGCGCAAGCGGTGCCGGTCTTACCGCTGGCACCCCCGCATTCATCGACGGATACTTGGACCCCATGGTGGGCACCGTCACGACACCGGACCCTGGGCCTCTTCCTGCCGGTTCGTACACCTTCGTCGTTGAGACGGTTGGGCCGGTGAACACGAACGGGACCATCGTTGGTCAGGCGGAGAACCACGCCACCGACCGATCTTGGATCTTCCAGAGAATTGTTGCAAACGGAAACCTCAACTTCCTCATTTACACAGCGGGCACAGCTACCCCCACACTGAACAGGGCTACGGGTGTTCAAGCGATCTCCGGTGGTCGGGAAATTCTTGCTGGTGCCGTCACAGTTGATAACGGCGGCGGTCTGGGCTCACTCGCTACCTGGAGGAAGGTTGGCGGCGTTTGGAGTTCCGTTTCGACTGCCAATGCCACTGCGCCACTCACGACGTTTGATTCTTCGCAAGTCGTCCGTGTCGGAGGTATCACAAATACTTCCGGTCGCTTCGAAGGGCTGATCTATTCCGTTGAGTTGCGAACCGGTACGGACCCCAACGCCGGGACCGTGGTGTGGCGATTCGATGCCAACGAATACCCCGGCGAAGGCGCATCGTCCTACACCGACCCGCGCGGACGCACCTGGACGCTGGCCACTCCGTCCGCGATCACTCCAAGGGTTCCCGATGTTGGTCCCGGAGTAGTTCTCCGTCTCGGGGCATCTCTTTCGGCCTCGGGTACTGGGCAGACCGGTGGAGCGGCGGCGCTGACATCCACGCTTGTATCCAGCGCAAGTGGTACCGGCGCAACTACCGGGTCTGCGAGCATCATCCGAACTTGGTATACGACGGCTTCGGGATCAGGGACCTTCACCGGGTCTGCCGCCCTGACGATCTTCACTGGGCCGATCCAACATGCTGTCACCGGTCAAGGGTTCGGTCAGACCGGTGGTTCAGCGGCGCTGAAGTCCAATATGGTGATCAGCGCGGCGGGTACCGGCATCTCGACCGGCTCCGCTGCCCTTCAGGCCACCCTCAAGATCGCCGCGGGGGGCACCGGCTTGAGTGGTGGATCTGCCTCCATCGTTCGTCGGATGCCCCTCGCGGCACAAGGCACGGGCCAGACGGACGGCTCGGCCACCACTCAGCATCAGCAATCACTGAGCGCGTCGGGCAGCGGTCAGACGGGGGGCTCGGCCACCGTTGGCCTTGCCGTTGCTCGACAGGTCACTGCCTCCGGCACCGGACAGACCTCCGGTTCAGCCAAGATCAGTCTCGGTCGAATCGTCCACGATGTCGCCCTTGTGGTCGGGGGTCTCCGTCGACAGGCTGGAATCTCCATCCAGGGGATGGAGGGCTCCGCCTCTCACAACGTGACCGGGTTCCGCCCAGTCGTCTCTGTGGAGCCTCCGGGCACCCCCTCACTGGTCGAGGATCTTCGTCGGGTCGAGATCGTCACCCTGGGCGAAATGCAGGACGGCGCACTCATTGGCGACCTGGAGAACCTGGCTCCTGTTACGCTCGACGGCTTGAGCACCTTGATCGCAGTAGGACCCATCCGAGAGGATAAGTAAATGGCCGATACCGATATCTGGCTGACGGCAACCGAGTATCGGCGTATGTCGATTCTCCTGGCCCCGCCCGCCGTCATTGGCGACATCGTTGCAGTTGGAGTCGCGCTCCGCACGACCCCCAACGATGTCCCGGATCCTTCTGGGGCAGGCCTTGGTGAATTCACCGCCGCAACGCTTGATCCGACCGGCCCCGACATCGTGGTCTTGATCGGACCGCGCGATGGCGACATCGAGCCGGTCGCTCCGGGGGACTACCAAGTGTTCGTTCTGGTCCGTACGTCCGACGAAGACATCATCCGTCGCCCTGCTGTCTTGACGGTGATGGGATGACGTACGCACGCGTTGAAGACGGCTGGATCCGCGTGCCGTACTCCGGCCCGGAACTGGGCCGTGTTGAGATCGGCCTCGGAGAACAGGCACCCACATGGGTGGACGCCTTCTTGAACACGGTCAACGGCGAGAGGGTGGCCCAGATCCGCCCGGTAGCCGGGATGGTCTTCTCCCAGACCCCGAACGTCTGGCTGAGGGTGGACAATGTTCCCCTTCTCATCGGTCGTCTGGGTGAGGGGCCAGCGATCCCCATGGGGCGGCGTCGGCGTGGATGACATGAATGCTGGCGTGAACCCCTACTTGCGCGGCTAGATTCTCATCTCGATGGGTACAGCACTCTTGGAGACCTACAGCCTGGTGGCGGAAGCGGAAGCTTCGCCCACTTCTGGCGCGTCGGACATGATCGTGCGCGGCGTCAAAGTGTTCAAGGTCGGCAAGTTCAAGAACAGCCGTGGCGTCCAGAACGAGTGGACCGCCGAGAAGCTCCAGCGGGCAGTTGAGAACTTCAACTTCCTGCGAGTCACCGGAGTGTTCAAGGATGTTCCGGTTCGACTCGATCACTCCAAGTCGATGCGTGATGTGGTTGGGTACTTCCACGAACTGCGGTTCGACGGGACCTTCCTGATCGCTGATATTCAGTTCACCAAGCGAGCCGCTTATGAGGATTACCAGGCCGGTCACCTTCGTGGCCGGTCACTGGAAATCGGGCAATACGAGACAAACGATGAGAAGCTGTACGATGATGTCGTCCAGGGACTTGCGTTCGTGGATATTCCCGCCGTAGAAGGCCTCCACCAACGAGCCACAGGAGAAGAGAACGATATGGGAACCGACAACAAGGACGAGACGAAGAACAGCGACAGCGGCGAGCAGACGCCCGCGGTTCCCGCACCTTCGAATCCCC